ATATACATCTGTGGAATTAATATTACCAGATGCAGGTGCTGTTCCACCTAACCATTTAATGCTTGCAGGTGCAGATCCATCAATTGTAAATCCTGTTGGATAGTATGCTGTTCCACCATTTGGCTGTGCCAAAACAACAGAGATTTGTTCTCCAGTTGTCATTAATGAATCAAGGCTATTTGAACCATCTCCTCTAACATTTAGTGTCCAGTTTCCTGTTGCATTTCCTGTACGAACCTGAACAGCAGATGTAAGAACATCAAGATTAATTGGGCCAGTAGCACCTGCTCCAATAATATCAACTGTCTCTTTTGGTGATGTTAAAACAGGATTATCTGCTATTGCAATAGTTGGAACAGGACCAGAGGCATTGGTAATTTCAATGCCAGTACCTGCTGTGAGGCCTGTTACATCTCCAGTACCAAATGACTGCCATGCAGTGCCATCATAATATACTGTTGTATTTGTATCAGCCAGATAGGCAAACATACCCTCTTGACGAATACCTGCTGTTAGGGCAGCATCTCTCGCTGCAGCATCAGCAAAATACATTATTGATTGATTCTGCAGGTTGTATTGTACCTGTGCTGCGGTTAATACATCACCTGTGTTAAAGGTAAGATAACCAGCGTTTGGACTGCCTGTAGGCATATTTATTCTCCTTCTTAGTAAGTTAGAACATTTTGATTAAGCACACCTTGGGTTGTTGAATCCAAAATGAATGCCTGAATAATTGGTTCTGCTGTGTAGACTTTAATATTCCAGGAATTAGGAGTAATGTCATGCTGCACACCTTGCACGAATAACTCGCTTGAGATTGTTGATCCACCTGGAACTTCTTTTTCTATGTTTATTAATGTATAAATGTCTAATGATAAATTTTGTAGAGTATTTAATTCATCTACAACGCCATTTAGATTTAATGACATAGAATCTATTCGTATAGTAGCATTACTACGAGAGGCTACAATCATTTGTGCCTGACTTAATGCTTCTGCATCTGTCTGCATCAAGAGGTCACTTCTTGCTGAAGACTTATAGAAAAATACATCAATGCTTGGCTGACTTATAACAGTTTGAGGTGTTCCACCTAATCTTGTGACGGTAACATCATTTAAAATAAGTTGATCATCAAAAGCAATATCAAGATTAGAATATGGATATTCATCTGCTGCAGGAGTTGTAGAATCTGTATATTTAACTGGAACTACATCTGCTAACTGAGATACATAAGATCTTTGAATAAATCTTGCCTTACCAGTAGGAGTCATATAGAATCCACCAAATTCTGATTGTTCTACTGTTTGAACAGCCTGTAATACTGACCTATTTCCACCAGGGTCTGCTTGTACTGTTGAATTTCCTGGCTGAATAGCCTGCATAGAATCTGGGAATCCAGCAAAATCAAGTAATGTTTCTATTCTTGTACCTGATAGTTGACCTGCTGTGGCACCTGGAACTGGAGCATCTTCTGTGGAAACATTTGCCAACAGACGGAATCCGTCTACACATTGTAAGGTGACTAAAGAATCTTCATTAGTTCCTACATAAAAGTTAGTATCAAATGTAGTTACATATCCTGCAAATAAAGGAATTTCTACAGTGTCTCCAGCATATTCGGTTATGCCAAATATTCTTATTTTGCGTAATGGTAGTAATTTAGAAAAATATGGAGAGGATGGATTTTGTGGATTAAAATCACCATTAGGGTCATTTAATGTTACCGTCGCAGTTCCAGCCTCAAATTGTGAAAGAATACGGTTACGACCTCTACGAGTAGACACTTTTCGTACTTGTGAGGTAATATCAACAATGTCTGCAGGCGCATCTCCTAAAACATTTGTATCTAAAATACCATAAGAGAAATCTCCAAGAATAAGAGGATATCCAAACGATGGTCCGTTTGAGAAGTCAATTTCTACTCGTACCTGTGGTTGTATCATTTTAGATCGCCTGTAATAGTAATGAATTACCGTTGTATTGTGTTCCTAAGAGTCCATTTCTTACTGTGTTTACTAAGTCTTGTTCAGTAGTTACAGATCCTTGAACAGTAATATTAACAACTGGTGCAGCCATTAAGTTCCCACCACTAATGCTTGATGCTGCAGTGGTAGTTCCTGTCATTGCTCTAAATCTTGCTCTTTCTGCTGCATCTTGTGCTGCATCTGAAATAATTGTTGCTGCTGACGCTGCTGCTGCGTCTGCTGCTTCCTTTTCTTTAAATCCAGCAAGGGTGGCTGCATAAGCAACCTTTTCTTCTGCTGCTTTTAATTGTGCTGCTATTGATGCTGCACCAATTGCACCAGATTCTCCTGCTGCTAAAGTACTTGGATTTACCTGTGCTGCAGCCTTTGCTGCTGTTTCCATATCTCCTGCAGCCTTTGCAACCGCATATGCTATTGCTGCTGCTGCTGATGAATCAGTCCGACTTCCACCAAGACCATCTGGCGTAACTACTTCAGGCTTTCCTCCAGGAGTAACTGGAACTACAGGAACAACTGGAACTACAGGATTTGTAGGAGTAATTGTGCCACCAGTACCAGACTTGAGAAGATCTAAATATCTCTGTAGGGCTGCTGTAGCATTTAGCCATCCAATTTCTGCTGCCTTAGCAGGATCAATCAGGGTACCTGAATAAGCAACTGGAGAACCAATCTTCTTGATGTAATCAACAACCTCATCTATAGATAGTTTCCACTTTTGTTGTAGTTTAACTACTTCAGAATCATCTAATTTGCCATCGCTGACTACTTGAACAAAATCTGCGTACTGACGGACTTGGGCTTCAGTCATACCCCAACTTGTCATTAATTTCTTAATTTCAGAATCGCTTAAGATACCGTCATTTAGATAATTAAAGAATTGTAGGTATTTCTCTGCTTGTTCCTTGGTAGAACCCCAAGTCTTAGCAAGGTTCTCAATTTCATCATTGCTAATCTTGCCATCAGATACTGCCTGGAATTGAATTAAATATGCCTTAACTGCCTCAATTGGTAATTTCCAGCCAATAGAAAGAGCCTTAATTTCATCATCAGTAATCTTTTGATCACCAAGAACACGAAGAATATCAACATATCTCATTGATAATTCATTTACGAGTTTCTGATATTCAATTCTTTCCTGTAAAGCCTTTAATCTCTTTAATTCTTCAGCATTATCCTTTTGCTTTAATAGTAGTAATTCTGCTGCTCTAAAATTAATTGCTTCTTGCTCTGCCGCCTCAAGAGTGCTTGTAGGAACAAGTTTTCCAACCTTAGCCTTACCCTTTCCAGGTACCTGCTGTAATTTGGCAAGTCTTGCTAATACTGACGCTCTCTTTGCTTCTGCTGCTGCTTGACGCTTTTCATCAGCCAATTGCTTTGCAGCCATATCCGCTAAAGCCTTAGCACGATCCTTCTCTTCTTGAGTCATGTTTGCTATGGCTGATTGCTCTTCTTTATACTTGTTAAGAGCCTTATCCATAGAATCGTTTAGTTTATTTGTAGCAGCAATACGATTCTCTGCTGCTTGGGCTGCTGCGCTTAAAGTTACCTTGTCATTGCCAGTAATCTTTTTGTGGATCCAATCAAAAACCTTGAGGGCTGCAATAAGAACTGCTATTGCCTTCCAGTATTTTGCTACAAACTTAATAGCACCTACAATGGTTGCCCTAAGAGCCTTTAGAGAAGCATTTGCAACAAGTGCTGCTCCACTTAATCCTTTTAGGCTTCCAGCCATCATGGCATTTGTATAAGCCATCTTAGGACCAACAATTAAATAAGATTTTGCTAAGGTAAGAAAGGCAACTAATTGTTTATTAAAGGCTCTTTGAACAAAATTGCCTTGTTTTGTTATGTCGTTTGATTCACGAACAAGTTTTGCAAGACCTGTGACTGCTTCCTTATTTGCCATATTTGCAGCAAAATTTGCCTTTTGGAATGTTGTATAAGACTTTATTGCAAATCCAGCAAATGCAATTGCTTTGCCAATTCCATAAATAGCAGCACCTAACTGAATATATCCTGCTACACCAAGAGGCAATACTTGGTTAATTGCTTTTAGATAATCAAATATATTACCTAAAGCCTTAGTAAATTCTTTTATATTTCCAACAGCAGATTCTAATGCTTGATCTATGCCATTTCTATTTAATTCTAACCAGTATTCAAGTTGTGGAATTACATCTTCTGTAAGATGTGTTACAAGTTGTGTAAGAGCAGGTATTAATGCATAACCTATTTTCTCTTTAAATTTCTCAGTCGCTACCGCCAATTTTCCAAATGGGTCTTTGTCTGCTAAACGCTTTGCTGTACCGCCATAGGTCTTATCAAGGGCAGTTAAAGCAGCACCTAAATCTTTATTCTTAATAATGTTCTCATCTAATGAAGGAACTAATTTCTTTAGCGCTGTAAAATTACCATTTGCTGCCTTGGCTAAGGCTGCCGAAACTGCTGCTAAATCTTTTCCTGTGCCTGCTGCTGTATCAATTGCAACGCTCTGCAACAGCATAGCCTTAGTGCTATCACCAGTTGCTACAAGTAATTGATTAAAACTTGGAATTAACTCATCACCTTGAAGATTGGTGAGCAATTCTGTTTTATCTATGTATTGTTGTACTGCAGCAATTTGAATTTCTGTAGCATTTGTAACATTTTTGAGTGTGGTAGTAAGAAGAATTTGCTCTTTGATATCATCTTGGGCAGCCTGAACAGAATCTTTTGATAGTTTAATTGCATATGCAGTCGCTGCTGCTGTAGCAATACCAAATGCTCTTTTGGCCTTTCTTGCAAAGCCATCCATCTGATACTCAAGTTTTTTGAGATCCTTTTGAGCCTCTTTACTACCTTTAGCGGTGTACTGGGATATTATTCGTGCGTATACTGCTCCTTGAGCCATTTGCTATCCCTTCCTCGCATCTAAATGCCTTTGTAATTTTGCTTTTGCTACATCTAATGCTTCTGAAACATTTTTGATGATTCTGTCTTTATTTTTATCTACTGACTTCCATACCAAACGAGAAGCATCTCCTTCTCTGTTTTCAATATTACTTATGAAACCGTTTTTCCCAGAAGTTTTATTCTTTCTACCAGCCAATTCATAAATAACACCTGCTGCAGATATATTCTTTAAGGCACCTGCTGAGGTTGTGTAATCGCCTCTTACCTTACCCTCAGCCTTTGTGGAGGTTATTCCAGCCTTAATAATGGACTGATCCCATGATGGCCAACCAGCACCACCACGAGTACGAGGATTACGAGCAGGAGTGACATTCCACCCACTTAATGGCGGTTTTGCTTTGACAAAACTTTGTGCATCTTCTTTAGCAATTTTAAGTTCAGTATTAATAACTTTTCTAAATTGCTTAACTGCATCTTTGTCAAAGGCCTGCAAAGCGTCAATTGTTTCTTTCAATCCAGTCAACACTATTGCATCTTGGCTCATTTCCTGCTCGTCTCCTTGTGCTTTTCTTTTAGATAAATAACCATTGCTTCAAGTACACCATCAGGTGCTTCAAGCAGATCCACTGGTGAAACTCCTGTTTCCACAGAAATAACTGCAACTGTATAAGTTAGGCTATCTCTGTGGATTCGGAATTTGGGTCTACCACCAACTCAACACTGTCTAAGGTGTCAAGAAAGGCATCGCCAAAAGGCTTTACTGCTTTCCCAGAGTCTTTTAGTGCACTCCAAGCAAGGTAGTAGATGTGCTCAAGTTTCTGGTCTTCGCTAAGTAACTTAGCAAATCCCTTATTAAACTTTTGCTCAAACTGAACAATTGACTTTGGACGCAATGGAAATGTTCCATCAGTTCCGTCAGTTGTCTTTACTTTTATATGTAGTCCATCCATTTATTTTACCCCTTTAAGGTTATGTTGTTTTTGTAATCTCGCCAGTAATTGGCCAAGTCACATTTGCTGTAGATAATTCTCCAACTGATGCCGAAAGTGGCGTCCATTCAGATATTACCATGTCAAAACGATACTGAGGGTTAATTGCACTAACAGCAGCATTTACAGGTCTAACTCTACATCTAATTGTAGTACCTATAAGAGGATAGATAACTGACTCTAAGCCTCCAACTGATGCGTTTATGACTGATTCAAAGTCTTGATTAAATTCAAATGTGACCTGATTCTGTCCTAAACCCGCAATCATTTTCCTATAAACATCGTTCATTTGGGTAGTCTCAATAAGTTCATGTGAAGTAGATATAGTGATTCCTGTTACGAAATCTGAAATATCCCAGGTGACTCCAGAGGAGACTTCCTGCAATTGCACATAAGCATTTGTTAAGACTATTGCTCCCATGATTTCCTTACGCTGTTGTCTTTACAATTGCGCCATTTGTTGGCCAGGTAACAGAAACAGTGGCAAGTTCGCCAACTGCACCGTTTAGTGGTGTCCACTCAGAAACAAGCACATCAAATGTATATGCTGGATTTGTTGCTGAAGTTGTTCCACCATCTGGCTTAACGATAACTGTAATATCGTTTCTTCCAACCCATGTGGCTGCTGCGTCGTTGACGGTTGCTTCCAACTCTGATGCTGAGAAGTCCTGGTTAAATTCAATTGTTACTGAATTGTCCTTTAGACCTCCAACACGAGTTCTTGCTCCTGCTGAAGACATTGTAGTTGTCTCAACTGCGTCAACATTTTGATTAAGAGTAACGCTTGTAACATGATCAGAAAAATCCTGTCCGTCAATGCTTACAAAGGCATTAGTCAAAACAATTGGTGTATACGCCATGATTATTTATCTCCTTCATAGTTATATGTGTTAAAAACAGGAACTTCTGATTCCTGCACTTCTTCTTTTATTTCTTCTTTTACTTTTGGTGTCTTTGTTGCTTCTTTTATAACGCCTGCTGCGAGAAGTCTTTCAACTTTTCCTCCATTAGCAATTATATCATCTACGGTAAGTTTTTCACCATTAATCTTACCGCAAATCCTTTTACTTGAGGTAACTATATATT